GCCTGATGGCCGACACGACGGCCGGCGCTGCCCTGACCCGAGCGCACCGGTCCGCTCAGCAGGTGATCGCAGCGCAGACGGCCCTGGACGTGCAGTCAGCGTGGGGGTTGCTGGACCTGCGGAACCTGGACCGGACGCAGGCCCGGTGGCTGGACACGGTGTCCCCGGTGGTGGTCGACGGGCGGAAGTCGTCGATCCGGGCGTCAGCGGCGTACCTGCGGTCGTTCTCAGTGGTGGAGACGGGCACGGCGATGACCGTGGTCGAGGACGTGATCGACGCGGCTGTGCGCGAGGCCGTGGCGACGTCGCTGCGGGTCGTCGGGCCGGTGCAGGTGAAGGCGCTGACCGGGTCCGGTGTCGCGCTAGAAGCGGCGTCACGGACGGCGGCTGAGGCTGTCACCGGGGCCGTGGTACGGCATGTGTTGGATGGTGGCCGGGTCACTGCGGAGCGGTCCGTGGGCAGGGATTCGCGCACGGTTGGGTGGCGCCGGATCGGTGTCGGTGCGAACTGCCGGTTCTGCAGCATGCTCATCGGTCGCGGTGAGGTCTACACCGCCGAGACGGTGCGGTTCACGGCCCACGACCACTGCAACTGCGCGGCCGAGCCCGCGTACTCCGGTGCCACGGCGAGCCCGGTGCAGTGGGCCGCTTCGGAGCGCACCGGGCGGTCGTCACGGGCCGTGAACCTGGCGCTGTCGAAGGACGGGCTGCCGGACGAGGAGTTGGCGGCGCTGCGCCTCACGCAGGCGCGCGCGGAACTCCCAGTGCTAGAGCGGTCCCTCGCGGACCTGGAACGTCGGGCGGCCGCCGGTGAGTCCGTGTCCGGCCCCCTGGACTGGCAGCGCGCGCGCGTTGCCGAACTGCGGCGCATCGCCGCCTGAGAGACCCATATTCCCCCGCGAGCCGCAAGGGCGAGCGGAAATCCCGAAACGGGAGCCCCTGATGGATGACAGCACGAGCGCGGTCGAGAAGACCACAGAGACGGCCGAGACCGAGACCAAGCCGACCGAAACGGTCGACTTCTGGAAGGCCAAGGCCCGTGAGCAGGAGAAGCGCGCCAAGGCGAACGCCGAGGCCGGGAAGCGACTGACGGAGATCGAGCAGTCGCAGAAGACCGAGCAGGAGAAGATCACCGAACGTCTCGCGGCAGCCGAACGGCGCGCCGTCGACGCCGAGCGGAAGGTCCTCGCCGCGTCCGTCGCGGCAGCCAAGGGCGTCCCCGCGTCGGCCCTGATCGGTGAGGACGAGGACGCTCTCTGCCGGCAGGCGGACGAGCTGATCGCCTGGCGTGACGCCGCAACGGCCAAGACCAACACCCCGACCGTCCGCCGACCCGTGAGGTCCGGCACCGCGACCGGGGACGAACCCAACGCCGGCAAGGAACGCGCCGCAGCTGCACTCCGCAGCCTGAGGCCCGGCCGGTAACCCAACTCCCGCGAGGACAGACCTCGGCGGGTGAACAGAAAGGAGTCAGCACATGGCTGACATCACGCGCGCCGAGGTCGCCACCCTCATCGAGGAGGAGTACTCCCACACCCTGCTGGACTCCGCGGAGGCGGCATCGACCGCCCTCCAGGCGTTCCCACAGGTGAACATGGGCACCAAGACGGTGAACCTGCCAGTCCTGGCGACCCTGTCAGAGGCCGACTGGGTCACTGACACCGACAACACCGGCGTCAAGCCCACATCGCAGGTGACGTGGGAGAACAAGACCCTCGTCGCCGAGGAGGTCGCGGTCATCATCCCGATCCACGAGAACACGCTCGAGGACGCGACGGCGGACCTGGTCGAGCAGATCGCGACCGACGCCGGCCGCGCGATCGGCAAGAAGCTCGACGAGGCGGTCCTCTTCGGCAACGACAAGCCGATCACGTGGACGTCACTCGACCTGCTCGCCGCCGCCGTGGCTGCGTCGCAGACGTTCGAGGTCGTGGACGGGGACGCGAACCTGGACGACCTGTGGGGTTCGATCGCACAGGCCGCCCAGGCGGTCGCCGTCGCCGGCTACACGCCGGGGACCCTGCTCGCCAGCCTGGCGCTGCGCTGGCAGATGGCGAACCTGCGTGACGGTGACGGCAACCGTGCCTTCGCCGCCGAGCAGTTCGCCGGCTTCGACACGTTCTTCAACCGGAACGGCGCGTGGGACGGCGCATCGGCGTCCGCGCTGATCGTGGACCCGTCGCGGGTGCGGATCGGCGTCCGGCAGGACATCACGGTCAAGGTCCTGACCGAGGCGAGCCTCGGCTCGGGTGAGAACCAGATCAACCTCGCCGAGCGCGACATGGTCGCGTTCCGGTTCAAGGCCCGGTACGCCTACGTGCTCGGCTCGGGCACGACATCACTCGGCGCGTCGAAGACCCCGGTGGCCGCGGTGCTCCCGGACACCACGTCCTGACCCACCGGCACTAGCGAGGAGGGCGGCCCAGCCATGGCTTATGCGACCACTTCGGACGTAACATCCCGGCTGGGCCGCGCCCTCACCACCAGCGAGACCACGCAGGTCGAGGAGTGGCTCACTGACGCCGGTCTGCTGATCGACGGGTACACGCGGGCCCCCGTCGTGGCCCCGGACACGGTCCCGGACGCGTATCTGGTGGTGTCGGCGCTGATGGCGATCCGGGCCCTCGGTGCAGTTGAACTCATCCCGGGGACGGAGTCGTCAACGAACCAGGTCGGCCCGTTCGCGTCGACCCTGCGCTTCGGTGGCGGCGGCACCTCTGGGGGCGTGTGGCTGTCCGGTACCGACAAGATCATGCTGCGCCCGTACCGGGTCGGGATGGCGTCCCTGCAACTCGTGTCCGAGCGGTACGACGTCACGGAGTCCTGATGACCTGGGGCGAGCCCGTCGTCCGGCTCCGTCGCACGGCGGGCGCACCAGACCGATACAACAACCCGACGTACACGTGGGCGGAGTCGACGCTGACGGGTGCGGCGTTCGCCCCGGCGCGGTCGGATGAGCCGGTCGAGGTAGGGCGCACCCCGATCATCACCCAGGCAACCTTGTACTGGCGGACGGCAGTGGACGCGGTCGCCGGTGACCGGTGGCGGGTCCGGGGCGTGGAGTACGACACGGACGGCACCCCGCAGTCGTGGATCGACCCGTTCGGGTCGCCTGTAGGCGGCACCACCGTCCAGCTCAAGGCCGTGAGCGAGGCCGGCTGATGAGCGTCAAGATCCGGCTGAACAGCCGCGAGATGGCGGGCTTGCTGAAGTCCGAGCAGGTCCGTGCACCGTTGCACGACATTGCTGAGCGTGTTGCGAGCAGCGCTCGGTCGGACGCCCCGGTGGACACGGGTGCGTACCGGGCGTCGATTCGCGTGGACTCGGACACGACGGACCGGGCCGTGGAGCGCGTCGTCGCTGATGTGCGGCACGCAACGACCGTGGAATCGCGCCGCGGCACCTTGAAGCGAGCCCTTGGGGGTGCGTGATGCTCAACAAGCCCCCCGTCCTGTTCCCCGACACCGCAGCGTGGGCGGTCGACTACCTGGACGACGCGATCGACGCCCGGGGCGAGTCGTACTGCACGGGCGTGACCGTGGCGACGAAGGTCCCAGCCCAGATGCCCGCCCGCCTGGTGACCGTCCGTGACGACGGTGGCCCCGACGGGTCGACCGTCACGAAGACCTGCTCGCTCGGGCTCAACGTGTATGCCGCGACGGACGCGGACTGCTCCGATCTCGCCCGGATGGTCGCCGCTCTCATGCGCGCAGCCCCGGATGACGGGCCGATCACGGCCCATCTCAACGCCTCCGGCCCGTACCCGGTGCCGGAGCAGTCAGGAAAGCCGCATCTCTACCTGTCCGCGGACCTGCTGGTCAGCGGCTCCGCGCTCTGACCCACACCCCCGAGTGCCCTTGGAGGCATCATGTCCGTCACTGCTGGGCTCGACGCCGACGAGGTCCTCGTCCCCGTCACCGGAGCCATCTACTCCACCACCACCGGCACCCTGCCCACCTCAGCATCGGCATCCCTGGGTTCCGGGTGGGTCGGCCACGGGTACGTGCTCAAGGACGACGGGGTGGTCGTCGACGAGACCGACGGTCTCACCGTCAAGGAGATCCGAGGCTTCCAGAACGACGCGCTGCTCGAGCTGATCCGCCGCGGCGGGAAGGTCACGGTCGCCACGACCCTCGTGCAGGTGAACGAGGAGAACGTCGGGCTGTACCACAACGACGCCCCGGACGGTGATGGTGGGGTGCGGATGCGCCCGAACTACCCCCGCGACCGGCGCAAGTGGGTCGTCGACATCATCTCCGGCGTCCGGGTCATCCGCCACGTCATCGGATCCGGGGAGGCAGCCCCATCAGGGGCACGGAAGTTCCTCAACGACGTGCAGGTGGGGTTCCCGATCCTCATCACCGGCTTCGAGGACACCGACGGGGTCACCGGGATCACGTACTACGCCGAGCTCGTCGCGTCGTGACGAACGCCACGGGCGCGTCGGACGCGTACCCGTACACGCGGGCGTGACCACCCCCGGCCGGGGGTTCGCGCGGAGCCCCCGGCCGGTCCTCGACCATCCGCGCACCCCATCCGCGCACAGGAAGGTACCCCCATGGGTCAGGTCTTTCATCTCGACGTGATCGAGGCCGAGGAAGCGCATGAGCCGTTCGAGTTCGACTCCGAGGGGATCATGTGGCGGGTCCCTCACGTCCGGGACCTGACGATCGGGGAGAAGCTCGCTCTCGACCGCGGGCTCGCAGGCGACCTTGGCGCGTGCGTCGTCGCCCTGAGGGACGTCGCCGAGCGGTGGGACCCGGACCTGCAGAAGTACCTGCGCGACCCGGTGCAGGCCGCGGCACTGGTCCTGGGCCAGCACGAGGCCAGGATCGGCCCGCTGCTGACCACCTGGCTGGCGGCCGCGGGGATGGCCCCGGGGGAATCACGGGCCTCGTCGCCTACCTCGAACGTGACGGCGAGGCCATCGACGCCGACCTCCAGGAACGGTACGGCCTGTCCGTAGCCGATGTCGTCGCAGGCCGCGTCACGCTCCGCCGGCTCCGGTGCCTGCTGAGCGCACTACCCCCTGACGGGACCGCGCTGTGGCGCCGGTCCCGCCGCGAGGGGGCGAGGGCCGGTCGGCGTGCGGTAGAGCCACCGGCGGAGTGGTGGACACCCGAGAGGGACCTGATGGCCTCAGCCCTGGACGCGATGGCCATGAGGATGTGGCAGGCCAGCGGCGGGAAGGGCCCGTGCCCGTGCCCGATCCGCCGGCCAGGGGCCGGCAGCAGTGAGCTCGAGACCACGTCCCTGTCCCAGTCGCAGGTCATCGCAGCCCTGCGGGCGATCGGCCCCCAGGGCCCAAACACCTAGCAGGAGGTGGGTCTCGTGGCCTACGAGGTCGGCGCCGCCTACCTGTCCATCCTGCCCACGACCGATGGGTTCGCCCGGACCCTCGGGTCTCAGCTCGACGGTCCGTTCTCCACTGCGGGTCGTCGTGGTGGGGCGACGATCGGCACTGGTGTCGGTGTGGGTGGCGCGGCCGCGATGGGTGGGGCCGGTAGGGCGCTCGGCGGGGTCTTCGTCGCCGCGTTCGCTGCCATCGGCGGGTCCCAGATCGTCGGCTCTGTCGTCGGGGGGGTGTCCGACGCCATCGACGCCTCGTCGGACCTGGTCGAGACGCAGAACAAGGTCGCCGAGATCTTCGGAGACGGGACGGGCGCGATCCGGTCGTACGCGCGGACGGCGGCGTCCGAGCTCGGCCAGTCCCAGCAGACCTTCCTCGACGGTGCGTCGGCGTTCGGGATCTTCGGGCAGTCCGCGGGTCTGGCCGGCAACGACCTGTCGGCCTTCGCCACGAACATGGTCGGTCTGGCGACCGATCTCGCGTCGTTCAACAACACCTCACCCGAGGACGCGATCGAGGCGATCGGTGCGGCCCTGCGCGGGGAGTCCGAGCCGATCCGCCGGTACGGGGTCCTCCTCGACGACGCGACACTGAAGGCGCGGGCGCTCACCCTCGGTATCTATGCCGGTACGGGGGCGCTGACCCCGCAGCAGCGGGTCCTCGCCGCGCACGCGGAGATCCTCGCGCAGACCTCCACCCAGCAGGGTGACTTCGCCCGCACCGCGGACGGGTGGGCGAACAAGCAGCGGATCCTGACCGCTGAGATGGAGAACACCAAGGTCGAGGTCGGGGAAGCGCTCCTGCCGGTGGTCTCGGAGCTGTTCAGTGTCTTCGCTGACGTCGGCGTGCCTATCCTGCAGGATCTCGCCGGGTGGTTCTCCGAGAACAAGGAGGCCGTCCGGGAGTTCGTGCTCGCCACGGTGAGGGGTCTCCTGGCTGTCGTCGACGGGTTCCTTGCCTTCGGGGTGTTCCAGTCCGAGATGACGAGCCAGTGGTTGACGCTGTGGACGAACATGACGCAGGCGTTCTTGAACTTCACCGAGTTCATGGTCGGCGCCGCGGTCCAGGCCTTCGGGTGGATCCCCGAGCTCGGTCCCCGGCTCATCGACGCCCAAGCCCGTTTCGGGGAGTTCCGTGCGGGTGTCGACGAGAAGTTCACGGGGATCCGTGACGCGGCGGACCGGGCGACGACCGGGTTCAACGGAGCCCGGGACGTCATCCACTCCCTGCAGGACACCATCGCCGAGCTCGACGGGTCGACCGCGACGG